ATAGAAGCACTGCGTAGTGGTGTGAGCAACACTATGTTTAATGAACCACAAGTTGAAGATGAAGTTGAAACTGAAAATGAATTAGAAACTGAAACAGAAGAAGAACCTGAGGGATCAGAATAATGCCTATCACTAAGATAATTTCAACACAAGTAAATACAGCAACCGTAGCAGGATCAGCAACTAGTATTAGTCAAGCAACTCTTGTTAGATTATATAATAGTCAAGGTTCTGAAGTAACTGTTGGTGTTAGTACTTTAGTTGGTGCAGCAACCACAAATTATTTTACAATGAATACAAAACAAACTGAATTTTTGCAGAAAAAAGCGACTGATGTTATTTGGACATCTGCTGCGATTAAAGCAAATAAAGTAGGATTTACAAATTAGAAAAATGAAACTCATTACGGAAGAAATAGCAAGCGTTAAATTTATCACTGAAGGAAAAGGTGGTAAAAAGAAAATGTATATTGAAGGTGTCTTTTTACAAGGAGATATCAAAAATCGTAATGGTAGAATGTATCCAGTCCAAACTCTTGCAAAAGAAGTTGGAAGATACAATGAGTCGTTCGTAAAAAAAGGACGTGCTCTTGGTGAGTTAGGACATCCAGAAGGTCCTA